TTACGCCGCCAGTGGCAGTGCCTTGGCCTGCGGCACGACCTCCACCCCATCGCGGAACAGCACTGCCAGCAGCCCATCACCGTGCACAGTCACGCGGTCAACGGTGGTGTACCACAGCTCATCATCGAAATCGGTCACAAGGTCGGGCTGTCGCTCCAGTGTGGTGAGAAACCGCTTGATGTTCGCGCGTTTGGCACGGCGTTTGGTACGGGTTTTCTCGATTTCGCCAAGTCGAGTGTGAGCCACTTCATAGCGCGCAACCAGTGCATCATGCCGCTGCTGGTAGTCGGCTTGGTCAAGTGCTGTGCTGGCATTTTCTTGCACAGCGCGGCGGGTCAACTCCATCACGACTTCACATTCTTGCGTGAGTGCGGCGGCTTCGGTATCAAGGTCGCTGGTGTCGGTGAGCGCGGCCAGAACTTCATCGTAGGCTGTGAAAATTTCAGCACACTGGGTCAGTCGCTGATTGAATGCCGCGAGGAACGCCAGCTCGATTTGCTGGTCAGTCAGGTGCGGTGTGCGGCACACGTTTTCGCCAGAATATTTACGATTGCACTGCCACACTTCACGCCGATGCGGCTGATTGCTGTTCCACACTTTCGAGCCGAACATACCGCCACAAGCACAGAAAATCTTGCCCGAAAACGGATGACCACTTACGCTGTTTTGACCGCTGGTCGCGCGGCGCAAAAGCTCATATTGCACGAGGTCAAACATATCGGGCTCGATGATCGCGGGGTGGCTACCCTGCACGAAATACTGCGGCACTTCACCCTCGTTGATCTTCTGCCGCTTGGTCAAAAAATCGGTGGTGAATTTCTTTTGCAGCAGTGCGTTGCCTGCATATTTTTCGTTTTTCAGCATGGATAAAATCGTGTTGGGCTGCCATTTTGTCTTGCCGCCGGGAGTGACCACGCCCTCACCGGTGAGCAGCGATGCGATGAAGCTGGGCGATTTTCCGTAGAGAAACAGGCGGTAAATGAGGCGCACAATTTCAGCTTCTTCGGGCACAATTTCGGGTAGGCCGTCCGGGCCTTTTGCGTAGCCGAGGAAGCGTTTGTAGGGCAGCGAAACCTTGCCAGCCTCGAAACGGCGGCGCATGCCCCAAGTCACGTTTTCGCTGATGGATCGGCTTTCTTCCTGCGCCAGCGATGACATAATCGTGATGAGCAGCTCACCCTTGCTGTCGAGCGTGTAGATGTTTTCTTTCTCGAAATACACCTCCACGCCACGCTCTTTTAGCTTGCGCACGGTGGTCAAGCTATCGACCGTGTTGCGCGCAAAACGGCTGACGCTCTTGGTTATAATCAGGTCAATCTTACCCGCAAGGGCATCGGCAATCATGCGGTTAAAGCCATCGCGCTTTTTGGTGTTGGTGGCGCTGATGCCCTCGTCGGTGTACACGCCGACAAACTCCCATTCGGGGTTGGCCTTGATGTGCGCGGTGTAGTGCTCGACCTGCGCGGCGTAGCTGTTGAGCTGTTCTTCCTCGTTGGTGGACACACGGGCATAGCCTGCCACACGTTTTAGTGCCGCCACGGCCATCACATTCTGCGGCAGTTGCTTGGGTGGGATGATGTTCACGGTCATTGTACGGCCCTCCTGTTTAGTTCTCGTTGGCGTGCGACTTGGCGCATGGCGGGTGTCCAGATTTCGCGGCGTGAACGGTGCTGCCAAGCGAGATCGACCGTCTTGCCTTCATATATAAAGGAAAGCTGACCCGCGCCTGGCACACGAATTTCTTGCAGCCCATCAAAGCCGCCGACCTCTGCCACTTTCGCCAGCAGGATATCTTCCGGCACTTGCTGGCTGTTGCAATGCGCCTTGCCTAAGGTGTTGAACGTGCTGCAAATCCACACAATTTTTTCGTATTTCGACCCAGCGGCGGCATGCTTTCTGCGAAAACTCGCGCCGCAAATTCCGCACTTGATGATGCCGCTGAACGGTGTGGTTTCGGGCGGATGTTGGCGGTGACGGGCTGTGCGTTTAGCCAGTTCAGCCTGCACTGCGCTAAATGTCACACGGTCAATAATGGCCTCATGTGCGTCGGTGACAAGATATTGCGGCAGCTCGCCGTTGTTCTTGCGCTTTTCTTTGGTGAGGTGGTCGGCGATGAAGGTCTTTTGCAGCAGTAAGTCACCGGTATATTTCTCGTTGCGTAGCATGCCCCGAAGCCCATTTTGCGTAATGTAGATGCCGTCGGCAAGTAGCTTCTTTTGGAGCTTTAGCAGCCCCATGCCACTAAGATAGTCGGCGAAAATCTGCTGCACAAGCTCCACTTCGCCGGACACAATCACAAACTTGCCGTCGCACCACTCGTAGCCCAGCAAGCGCGTGAACGTCGCGCGGCCTTGCTTGAAATCATTGCGGATGCGCCATTTGCAGTTTTCGCTGACGGAGAACGATTCTTCTTGCGCGTAACTGGCCAGCAACGTAAGCAGCAGTTCGCCCTCAGCGGTGAGGGTATGGATGTTCTGCTCCTCGAAGTAAACATCCACGCCGAGGGCACGGAGTTCACGCACAGTTTCGAGGGTGGTGACGGTGTTGCGCGCAAAACGGCTGACTGACTTGGTAACGATGAGGTCAACCTTGCCCGCGCGGCAATCAGCCAGCAGTCGCTGAAACTGCGGGCGGTTTTGCTTGGTGCCGGTGAGTGCTTCATCGGCGTAGACTCCGGCATACACCCAGCCGGGGGTGCTTTGGATGCGCTGGCTGTAGTGGCTCACCTGCGCCGACAGGCTGTGCAGCATGGCATCTTTGCCAGTGGTGACGCGGCAATAGGCAGCCACGCGGCGGGGCTTCGGCAGCGTTGCCGGGAGGGGTTGGCGTTGTGTGATGTTTGGCATGAACGTTCACTCCTTTCCTATATATTATCGCATCAAAATGAGAGAAAGACAACAGGGTTCAGCCCCCAAATGCGCTGAAACATGGAGAGAATTTCATACGGAAATGAGCCTCGATTTTGACGAAATCATCATCGTCAATCACGCCTTGCCGTAGCATGTCGCGCGCCATGGAAAGCGCGGCTTGGTAGTTCGCTTCACGGTTGAATTGTTGAGTGCTCATGGCGCACTTCCTTTCTAAATCGGGCAGCGATATAGCATGGGTGGCAGCAAAATTTGCGGCTGCCATAGCTACTAAACGCCTGCCCGCAGTTGGCGCAGGCAAGCGTTCGGTCGGTGTGGCGGTCAACGAGATGGCCGTGGATGTTCCACCATGCTTGGCGGCAGGCGGTGCCGCAAAACTTGCGTGGTTTTTGCTTGGGCTGTTGTGTGATGGGCTGGTCGCAGTGGCGGCAGGCCGTGCCGTCAAACACCCGCAAGTTATGCCGCTGGCAATGGCTTTTGACAGCACTTTCGCTCACATCAACCTTGCTTGCGATGGCCTTGTAGCCCAGCCCCTCGCCGCGCCAGTAGCGGATTTCTTGCTTTTGTTGGCCGGTCATTTCTTCTCCTCCAGCATTGCACGGATTTCAGCAAGCTGCGCGTTCACGCCGTGCTGTGCAGCCTCGCGGCGAGCTTTGGCGGCCTTGTAGAAATACCGCGCGATGGCGGCCGTTTCCCCACCCAGCAGCAGGGTGAGAATGGCGATGATGGCGTGTAACGTGTAGTCATTCATGTCATTGCCCTCCCGCGATGAAGGCATCGTTGAAGCCTTTTTTGCGCAGACGCTTGAGCATCGCCTCGGCGTTTTTGCGCTTGGCGAACGCGCCGACCTGAACTCTGTACAAAACCTGCGGCTGTTGCGCCGAAGGCGACTGCTGCACCGCAGGTGCCACACCAAGATAGTCCAAGATGCCACTCGCCAGCGCAGCAGCCATTTCTTCGCGGCGGTTGCGCAGGGTGGTGATGTCGAGCTGGTTGGGGCTGTCGATGAAGGCAAGCTCGACCAAAATGGCAGGCATGCGGCTGTGGCGTAACACGCCGAAACTGCCCACATGCGACTTGGTGTCGAGCTTCACGCCGCGATTGCGTAAGCCCATGAGTTTGGCAAACGTGTCGTTGACGGCACGCGCAAAGGGCTTGTCGGCTTTCTTGGTTTTGGCCACGAAGGTTTCACAACCCGTGCCGCCGCCCGCGTTACAATGCACGCTGACGAAGTGCGTTGCGCCCCAGCGATTGGCCGCCTGCCAACGTTCGTTGATGCTGAGAAACTCGTTGTGTTTGCTGCGTGAAAGTTCAATCTCAAGGCCTGCCGCACGGAGTTTATCAGCTAGTTTTAGGCTCACGGCAAGGTTGATGTCGGCCTCGTGCATGCCGTTGCCGACGGCACCGGGGTCGCGGCCACCATGGCCGGGGTCAAGATAGAGTTTGATGTGTTGCATGGAAATTCTCCTTTATCTGTTTGATGGAATAAATCGTTGCGTTGCCTGCAAGTGCCGCCGCGAAGCCACTGCTCCCTGTCGGAGCACCGTCCACGCGTACCAGCGATAGGGTCGCGCCGCGCTCGATTATCACCGCGCCGGCAGCAGCCACTTGCAGCGAAACTTGACAGCAACTGTGCACATGCAGCAGCTCGGACAGCGAAACGCGGACGTGCTGGTTGGGCGGCACGGTGACGTTGTGCAGCGCGCCGGTTGGGCTGCCATTGAACGTGATACGGTATTGAAAGGTCACGGCGTTGGCGCCGGTGTGGAATAGCCCCGCGCTGAAATTGAGCAGAAACGTGCCGGTTTGGTGCGGGCGAAGCATGCCGCTCCAAGCGTCCATGCCGGAGCTAAGCATGCCGTTGAGTTGCAGCGTCTGAAGCGTGTTGGGCACCGAAAATGCCGACCAATTGCTGAGCGCACCATAAGCGCCGGTCGGCTCTTGCGGCGGCGGCGGTTGCGGCACTTCATGTGCTTGCGTCGCACTTGGTCCGATGAATTGCCAGCCCTCCGCGTTGGCGTACAGCCCCGGCAGGTCGCCCGCGAGTTCGACCACGTCCGCCCAAAAGCCGGGGGCGCTGTCCATCTCCAGCACCAAGTCGGCGTTGATGCTCAGCATGGCGGGGCTTGCCGAGCTGAGCACTTGCCCGCTGTTGATGTCCGCCAACTGCCAGCCGTCGCCTTGGTAGACAAAGGCGGTCATTTCTAGGGTGCTTGCCGAAAAGCGCTGCGCCATGAAGTTGTAGCTGCCCGCCGACCACTGCGGCACCGCCATGAACAGGATTAGCCCCTCGCGGCCGCGCAGCAACAGCATCGGCATCGACCAACTTTCGCCATCCCATGCGGGCAATGCGAGGGCAGATTTTGCGCGAATCCGCAGGATCTGCTCAAGGTTTGGCGGCGATTGTAGCAAATCTAGCAGCGCATCGTCGCTGTTGATGTCGATGCCGTGTTGTTCAGCGTATTCCTCCACGCAGCCCGGCTTGAAGTCGATGGGCTGTGGCTGCCCTTCATCGCGTGCCCACGCGAATGGCGTGGCGATATCGGGCAACTCGGCGGGTGTGCCAACGGTGGTTAAAGCAAGCGCGGGCAGCTTGCCAAGCAAGTGCCGCAGACCTTGTTCATCTAAGATTTTCTGCATAGCCACCTCACACCAACGATGCCAACATCGCATCAATTTCGGCGTTGGTGATGGGCACGAGGTTGTGCTCGTTGAAGTAGCCCTCCAGCGAAACATCGGCAGAACCCTTGCGCCGCCACTCGCCCGCATGCCAAATGAACTGCGCGAAGTTGCCGCCCTCGCTCACGAGATAAATCTTGCCGGACGAACCTTGCGCGGGCAGTTCGTCCACCACGGTGAATACTTCGCCCAGCTGTGCGATGGCAGCATCGATTGCCGATTCAACTTGGGCAGCGGTTTGGTAGCCCAAGTCATTGAACCACGCGGAAACTGCCGTGGGGCGATCGGCGAGGTCATGCCATGAGCCACTGAACTGCCCCAAAATGGCGGCTTTCAGCTCATCGGTGAGGTCATTCTGCGACAGGCCTTTGCCAGCATCCTGCCGCACAAACAGCAGCAGGAGCTTGCTGAGCAGATACAGCAAGCCCTGTTCGTCAAGTTTTCGTTTCATGGTGAAATTCCTTTCAGTGCGGTGTTGACCAGATCGTTGATTTGCGTGTTGGTGAGCGCCGGGCCGATGCCATCCAGCACCGGCAAATTGATGTGCGCGTGCATGTGTTGCAGCAGTTGATCCATGGCGTTGGGATGGGTGCTGCACGCGGGCAGATCGCTGGTGTCGGCAAGCGATTGCTCGAAGGCAACCGGCTCACTGATTGCGGTGCGACAGATGAACTGCTTGCCCTCAAAGTCGCCGAAGCACTCTAGCTGCACACGCAGCAAGCGGCATTGCGTGAGCCGCTGCCACAGCACAATGTGTACCTGCCCGGCGTGGATGAAGGCATCGCCTGAATCACCGGGCAAGATGAGTGGCGACATGATGACTTCGCCATCGCATGAAAAAAGCGCCACGCAAGACTTAATCTCGCGCAGGCGCTCTTTAGGTAGCGGGATGACGAGCCGCGCCATGCGGTGGTCACCGCGCACGCCGCCGGGGTGTTTCCGGGGTGAATCTCGCATGCGCAGGGTTATGGTTTTCATGCGCTATCTTCCTCCTCCGGAATGTCATCCTCGTCCGGCTCATCTTCCAATGTGGGGTTCTTGCCCCACACGGTGAGGATGGCCTGTTTGATGGTGTTGTCGAAGTCGGCAGTCTGCAATTGTTCGCGCCCCAACGGACTGTTGATGAACGCCGTGCGGTGTGCATCGCCGAGCTGAATATCTTCAACAAAGGTGCGCGTTGCAATGCTGACCGAATCTGCTGTTAAAAACTCAATGGACACTTGTGTGGTCAACTTCATGATAGCCTCCTATGCATTTGTTTCGTAGGTGACAGTCGCGCCAATGGTCACGTTGCCGCTGGGGATGTTCCAATAATTAAAATTGCTGCCGTTTACGGACTGAAAGAACATGGTTGACCCAAACACGCGCACCAAGTTGCCGCTGGGCGAGCTTGCGTTGGCAAATGAGCCCTCAATCGCAGCGAATGAGCCTACGACATTGCCGCCGGTGGTGGAAAACGGCAGTCCACCAATGCGAATTTGGTTGCCCCCGGTGGTCGGACCATTGCCCAGCGTCACCCGCAAGAACACAGTGACCATGCGCCCCGCACGCGCAAAACGGCTGCCCGCATTGGCGATGGTGACATTGCCCGCAGCGTTAGCGAGGGTGGGTGTCCATATGCCCGATTCGATGCCCAGCATGTCGCGGGTTTGTGCCACGGTGAGATCAATGGGCACTGCGGATGCGTTCGTGTTGTTGCCTTTGATGCGCATGGACGACATCGTGGCCAACATGGCATTGCTGACTTTGCGGTAGGCAGGACTTGCGCCCGCTGTGGTGCCGATGGATAACACCGTGTTGGTGTCGTCGGTGGTGGGTAGGCGCGAAGTCGTCAAGCGTCCGGCGTTGATGGCACTGGCGTTGTGATTATGCACCGCAGGTGCTGCGCCCAAGCTGGTGAGCGCAGCCGCTGCGGTGGTTGCATTCGTACCACCCCGTGCGATGGGCAGTGTGCCCGCGTTGATGGCACTGGCGTTGTGGTTGTGTACAGTAGGTGCTGCACCAAGATTGGTGAGTGCCGCCGCTGCGGTGCTGGCGTTCGTGCCACCACGTGCGATGGGCAACGTCCCCGCATTGATGTTGCTGGCATTGTGATTGTGCACAACGGGTGCAGCACCCAAGCTAGTGAGTGCCGCCACTGCGGTGCTGGCGTTCGTGCCACCGCGCGCGATGGGCAATGTGCCTGCGTTGATGTTGCTGGCGTTGTGATTGTGCACAGCAGGTGCTGCGCCCAAGCTGGTCAATGCCGCCGCTGCGGTGCTCGCATTTGTACCACCGCGTGCGATGGGTAGCAAACCCGATACAATATCTGCCGCCGGGTGACTGTGGTCGGTTTCCAGCACGCTGGTGACGCGTCCGCAAAGCGCGGCATTCCAGCGCGTGTCGGTGATGTTGGCCTGCGTGAGGTTCACCACGCCCGCGCCAACGTCCACATCGGCTAGGCACAGTTCCCAGGCGTCCGCATTGCGTTGCAGCGCGGGCGACTGCGGATTAGTAGCGGCGGTGCCGCGTTTCACCTGCGCGACGATTGAGCGCGCAAGCACATCCCAGCGCAGCACAATGCGGTCGATGCGGCGGCGTGTGCTGTCAGCGAGGGGCACTTGCAGCGCGAGATCGGCACTGTTGTGGTAGAAATAGCCGTTGATCCACGCGCGGCCAGGTCGGACGGTGATGCGTGTGCCGCTGGCCACGAGGACTTGCAGGCTGGTTGCGGGCTGCGGGAACACCCCGTTGCCCACGAATGAGGAAAAGTACGCCGCCCAATCTTCGGCCAAGTAGCGGCGGTCGCCGTCGATAGAATTGAAAAAGCCCGAGTGCTCCATGGTATACCTCACATGAATCGAATTTGGTCGGCGAGGGTGGGTTGGCTTTCGCCAAACGTGACCTCAAGCTGCGGCTGCGCGCTGTCCTGATAAATCTCCGTGACTTCCGTGATGCGGCTGTTAATTTTCACAGCCCAGCGACGGTCAAGGCAGGTCACGCGGTCACCGAGGTCAAAGTCGTGGCGGTAGCGCAAGTTCGCCGCCGGGTTAATGCGACTGGTGAAGGTGATATTTTCGGCGAACAGCTCCAACTGCTGTATGCCGCGCTGGATGAGCAACGCCCGGTACTGCTCCTCCGGCAGGACTTCGAGGTTGCCGGTGCTATCCCAGCGGCGTTGTGCAATGTCGTGTGCGTCGATGAACACTTCGGCACGGTCAAGCCCGGCGGCCTGCAATTCACCAGTTTCCACGACCGTGCGTGGCACATCGGGCAGGTCTTCGCCGCCGACAAAGGCCGTTGAGCGCAGCCGTTCCGTCGAGTGCGTGAACTGTTGTTCCAGCACATTGTCGAACTCCACGGCGAACACGGCGGGAGGGTTCACAGTCTGCCCGGCGGTCAAGTTTCTGCCATCATAAACATGAAAACTAAACTGCCGCGCACGCACATCCGCCGTGAGCGCAAAGCCCAATTTTGACGCTTGCCCCAGCCGTTGGAGCGCCAACAAAGCGTTGATATATGGCTCGCTTTGGTAATCAATGTTGCCGCGCTCGATGTTTACAGGTGCGATGCCAATGCCAGATATTCGCCGCAACGGATTGCGCGGTGCAGTCACGTTTTCACGCACAATGCGCTGCATGATGGCAGGCGTGGGTGCGGTAGTCATAATGGGCTCCAGCACCACTCGCTTGCCAATCCAGCAAGGCAAAAACCGCCCCTGCACTTCGATGAGTTCTTCACCCTGCAAGGTCTTGCGCAGGTGGATGTAGCGAACTTCGCCTGCGTCTTTCCCACGCGGGAGCATCACCAGCCGCCGCATTTGCAGCAATGCGATGTTATCCTGCGTAGCCGGGGCCAGCAGCTTGAACTCACCTGCCGCCCAATAGCGGCGAATCCACAGCAGCGACGTGATTTTTTCCACCACGCCTTGCAAGTTGAGGTCACTGTCGTAAATATACAGTTCCATGGCTACACCCCCAAGAATAAATTGTGATGCCGGATTTCCACGCTGAGCAGCGCGGCGTTTTCGTCGGCATCGCAGCGCAGGATATTATCGCCCACGGTCAGCTGCAAAAATGTGCTGTCGGGGTCGAGAAAACGAAAGGCATCGGTGGTGGCACCCGCACGGTGCAAGGTGATGCGTTTTTCACCAAAACCGGTGCGGATTTCCACGACATCGCCCGCCTGTAAGGGCATGTTTAGGCGCAAAAATTCGCCCGTGTGCACGTTGAGCACCGAAGGATTACGCAAGCTGCCCTGCGCACGCATGAGCACACGCATGCCGGTTTGCACGTCGCCGGCGTTGTGCACCGTGACCAGCAGGCGCGATTCGCGTTGCCCGATTTGCCAGCCCTGCGGCGACAATTCCAACGGAAATTCTAAGCCGCCCAGCCATGCCGCCACGTCTTGGCGCACCTCGGCATCGTCGCGCCAAAATGGATTGAGTGCCACCAGCTGTAGCGTAAATTGCAGCAGCGGCGGCTGACCGTTGAACACCGGCGCACGGTGCACATGGCAGGTAATGACGCGACGAAAGTCGCCGAGCTCGTATAGCAACGTGGCCGGTTCTTGCGGGTTGAGCACACTGTTCAATCGCCTGCGCAACAGGTGCGTGCGCTCTTTATCGCGGGTGTGGATGTGGCCAACAAGCTCAATATCCCGGCTTTCAATGCGGCTGGCAATGTAGGTCGCGCCGTCTTGCCCCATGCCGCTTAGGCTGTAGAGCTGGTTGCGCACGTCGCTGAGCCCCAGCACCGTTTTTGCCACGTCAACCTGAAATTCACTGGTCGCGCAAAAGACAATGCTTTCGCCCCGCGCGTTGGTGTAGGTCAAGCGTTCATGCCTCATAATGCACCCACCTCCCGCGCCAAAAGTTTGAAATTGAGCTCCGCTTCGCGCTGTTGTGTGGCGTAGCTGGTTTCGTTGGCGTAGATGTGTTGTACCACACTAAACCCGCTACCGGGCTGTGCAGGCATACCGGGCACGCCGGGCATAAGCAAACCTTGCGCAGCGGCATATAGCCCCTGCACATTCATGTTGTAAGGAATTGCACCGAGCGTATCTTGTAGCTGTTTAGCCATGTTGCCCGCCTGCCCGGCGAAGCCCTCGCCGATACCCTCGGCCAAACTTTTGCCAATGCCCATAAAGACGGTGCTGGGCGAGTTGATGCCGAAGAACCCACGCACACCGTCCACGATTCGCCGCCCCACGCCGCGCACGGCATCCACGGCGTTTTGCGCCATGCTTTGCACGCCGCCAATCAGGCCTTGAATCATCTGCACACCGGCTTGCATGAATTGCGGTACGGCACCAATTAAAGCCGCGATGATAGCGGCAATCAGCTGCGGCAGCGCGGCCACAATCTCCACGATGATAGTGGGCAAATCGGCGATGATGGCCGTCAGCAATTGCACGCCTGCCAAGACGATAAGCGGCACGCTGGCCAACAAGGCTTCAACAATGGCATGAACGAGTGTCGGCACCGCCTGAATGAGCACCGGAATAGCAGCAATCAGTCCATCGGCCAGCCCTAGCACCAGTTCGAGCGCCGCGCCAATGATGTGCGGCACTTGTTGCACCAACATGAGCACCAAATTGAGCACAACTTCCACCACAGCGGGCAGCAGCACCGGCACGGCGGCGGCCAGCCCCTGTGCAAGGCTTTGTATAAGTTGCAACGCGCCGCCCACGAGCATGGGCAGGGTGAGCATGATGCCATCCAGCAGCGTGAGCACGATATTTGGCGCGATATCCGCCACTGCCGTGATCAGCCCTTGAAAGACATTCAGCACACGCGGCAAGGCGTTGGCGATGCCCTGTACCAGTTCATTTGCGCCTGCGGAAATCTTGTCGCCCGCGTATTCACTACCGGCAAGCAGGGCCACAAAACCGTCCATCACGCCTGCAAAACCGGGCAAGAGTTCTGCGAAAATGGCGTTTTTCACGCCGCTGATGGCATGCCGCAAGGTGTTGAGGTTGTTGGTGAACGCCGCCGCGTTATGCAGCACATCATCGCCCAGCACGATGCCGAGGTCGTGGGCTTGTTGACGTAGCCCCGCAGTCGCTTCGGCGGTGGAATTGAGCAGCGGCATCAACTCTTTCGCGCTGCGCTGCCCAAAAATCTGCGCCGCCATGGCGGCTTTGTCGGCGCTATATTCCATGCCTTGAAATGCCGTAATGATGACGTGCAAGGCATCATCGGGCGACTTCATGCGCAGCAGGTCAAAGTCCAGGCCAAGCTGCCGAATGACTTCGCCCACCTCGCCGCCGTCATTTTCCACGTCGGCGAAGCTATCGCGCAGGGTGTTCATGCCATCAGCAAGCGAACCCACCGATGAGCCGTGCCGCGTGAGCACAAAATCCCATTCTTGCACGGCCTGTGCGCTAAGCCCCAGCTGCTGCGACATAGCGGTAACGGCGTTGCCTGCGTCGGCGGCGTTGATGGTGAGGTCGAACAGCTCTCGTGCCGCACGCTGCAATGTTTGCAGCCCCTGCTTTGCCATGTTCGCAATTCCGGCGACGACATCCACAACCAATTGAGCGGCGCTTTGCATGCCCTGCGCAATGCTTTGGGTAAGTGCCGCGCCCGCGCCAAACAGCACACCCGCCTGCCCGCCCAGCACGCTTGCGAAAATCGCTGCGATCTGGGGTGCTGCGTTTGCGACTGAACTCGTCCCTTGCAACGCGCCATCGGCCACGCGGTGGGACATGCTTTGCCCAGCGGCGATGAGTTGCCCACTTTGCCCTGCAACGCCTGTGGAAACCGCGTTGACCGCAGCCCGCGCGGCGGCATCACCAGCACGCGCCATGGAATCGACCATCGTGCGCTGGGTGTGCCGGGCTTCATCTTCAAAGCCCACGGCAATGCCTTCGGCCAAGTTTCTGCCGACACCGGCCATGACCGTGCTGGGCGAATTGATACCAAAGAACCCGCGCACTGCCCCCAAAATCCGCCCACCGATGTCGCGGATGGCATCAATGGCAGCCGTCGCCATGCCCAGCATGCCGTCAATCAGGCCGCGCAGTAAATCCGCGCCCGCCTGCACCAGCATGGGAACCAGTTCGATGATGCCGCGCACAATGCCGCCAATGATTTGCGGCAGGGCTTGCACGATACTGGCAATAATCTGCGGTGCGGCGGCCACCAGTGCCACGAACAACTCAATGCCCGCCGAGATAAGCATGGGGATGCTGCCCAGCAACGCATCAATGACACTATCGATGATGTCAGGAATGGCCGCCACGATAATCGGTATCGCCTCAATGATACCCCGCGCCAAGCCCATGACCAGCTGTAAGGCTGCGTCCACGAGCATGGGTAGGTTTTGGATGAGCGTTTGCACGATTTGCAGCACCACGTCCACGATAGCGGGTATGAGTGTGGGCAGTGATTCGCCCAGGCCTCGTGCGAGTGTCATGATGATTTGCAACGCACCGTCCAGCAGCACCGGCAGCGCGTCAAGTATGCCTTCCAGCACCGCCATCACAATCCCAAGTGCGGCTTCCAACAGTTGCGGGATGTTATTGACGATACCGTCCACCAGTGCGGTAATAAGTTCCGGCGCGATTTCAATCACCACGGCGGCGATGTCTTCGAACATGCCAAGGAGTTCGGGAATGGCGGCAGAAATACCCTCCACCAGTTCCTCCACGCCTGCGGTGATGGCTTCGCCTGCGTCTTCGCAGCCGCTGATTAGCCCAGTGAAACCGTCAAGAATACTCGCAAAGCCCGGCAGCAACTGTGCACCGATGCCGTGTTTTACGCCGTCAAAGGTGCGTTCCAAGGTGTCCATCGAATTGCTAAAACGTTGCGCCGCGTCAATCGCTTCATCGCCCATGACCATGCCCAGCTCGTGCGCACGCTGGCGCAGTTCGTCCGTGGCATCGGCGGTGGAATTGAGCAGCGGCATGAGCTCCAGCCCGCCGCGCTGGCCGAAGATTTGCAGGGAAAGCGCAGTTTTATCTGCGCCTTCTTCCATGTCCTGAAACGCCCGCACGATGGCATCCATCGCGTCTTCGGGCGACTTTGCGCGCACTTGGTCAAAGTCTAAGCCAAGCCGTGTGATGGCTTCGCCGACCTTGCCGCCGCCTGCTTCCACGCTGCCCATCGCGCCAGTGACGCGCCGCAGGCCATACTGGAAATTGTACAGCGAGGCCCCATTCTGGCTGAGCACATAATCCCATTCTTGCACCGCATCGCGCGACATGCCGAGCTTCAGTGAGTACTGCGCCACGGCATTACCCGCCTCAGCTGCTCCGGTGGCGAGGTCATACAGCAACGCACCGGCAGCCACAGCCGCACCGCCAATGGCGGCCATGGTGCCCGCGAGCGTTGCGCCCACGCTTTTCAATGTGTCGCCCAGGCCGTCAAACGTGCCGCTTGCATCACCAGCGACATCGCCCGCGTTGTCTACTTCATCGGCCAAGTTTTCCGAGCCATGGGCGGCGACATCCATGCCCTCGGCGGACTTGTGCAGCGCGGCTTCGAGCCGTTCACGCAGGGCATTGCCCAGCGCCTTGACGGTGTTTTCACCGCTGGCGGTATCTTTGGCGAACTGCACGATTGACCCGCCCATCGACTTTGCGCCGTCAACGACACCGGCGGCAGTGGAAACAATGCCGGTTTTCACGCTGTCAATGGACTGCGCCACATTGCCTTTGAGCAGGTCGCCAAGTTCTTCGAATGTGGCATTGGCGCGGTCAGTTGACTTATCTGCCTGCTCGGTTTTGTCCTGCATGAGGTCGAGGGCTTTGTTCGTGGCCCCCAGCTCTTTTTCAAGGCCAATCAACTCAGCCTGTGCCTTGTTGAGCTTGATTTGCCACTGCGCTGCCTGCGAGCTGTTTTCGCCCCACGTTTCTGTGGCGTGGGCAAGCGCCTGTTCCATCAGCGCGATGGCACTTTTCTTGCCGTCCACCTGTTTGGTGAGCACTTGGCTGCGCGCCGTGTAGGCCTCCATGCTCTTGTCGTTGACATCAAACTGCGCGGCCACCAGTTTCATTTCGCTGCCCAGCACCCGCAACGACTGGTCAATCTCACGCAGCCCGGACTTAAATTCTTTCTGCCCTTCCAGCGCTATTTTAAGCCAAAGTTACTCATGGCTATCACCCCCTGACGTTAGCGCGTCACTTTATCCACCCACCTTGTGAGCACACCCTCCATCGCCGCCACAGCCCGCTTGCGACTGCGATTGCGCGTGGGTCGCAAAAATGGACGAGGCGGCCGGTTTTGATCCGACCGCCCATGCTCGATGATGTTCGCCAGTTTCGCGTTGACTTGCCCATCCGGGCGGTCTTCGCGAAAGCCCACCTTCACGTCAAAATCTCCATTGTGGTCAACCTTCACGGGTGACACACCGAGGCTACCCACGAGGTCGCCGGTGGCGCGGTCATCGGGCACCAGCACGCTATCCAGCCGCCCCGCCATGACCTCGCGCACGACTTCGCCCGCAGCCTCCAGAGCTTCCTCAGCGGTATCGTCAAAGCCGGTTTCTAGGCTGTTCAGCTGCGCCAAAAAGCCGTGCGGGAACTGGATTTCTGCGCCCATGTCACTCCTCCACAAAGAACAGTCGGTTGATGTCATCGTGCCGGTCAAGCAGTGGCTGCGCCTGCCC